TGACTTGGTAAAATTATTTAATGATTATTTTCAGTTTTTTTTCAGTTGGATCTTGATATGCTTTCAATTACTCTATAAATATAATCAATAATTCTGAGATAAAAAAATATAATGGTAACTTTTTTTGTAGTATATCAGTAGATTGCATCAATATTACCGAAAGAATTTCATTAGGTCGGTGCGGTATATCTTATATTGTATGGAATTTAGCTTTCAAATAGGAGATCAAAACTATGAAGTACCTGCGATTATTGACATTGCAGCGTTCGAACGAGCTATGGCATGGGACATTACAGACATCCAAAACCATAAACCATTTGTGGCCTCAATCACCGCCTGCCCGATACACGTGTTAAATAGACTAGATAATATTACGTTTGAGGTGGTCTTGGCGATCTGTATGTCTCGTTTGCCAATCGAAGAAGGAGAAGTTAACTTTACCCTTGGTGTATACCCTATTAAAAAGTTTGAAGACTTTACATTCGGAGACTTTATCGATCTTGATATTTTAATCGCAGACGGTCTTACAAAGCATGTAATAGAGATTGTATCTAAATTATACGGCATGCCAGAAGAGCATGCAGCAACGATTGATATTAATAAAGTCTGGTCTACTCTAATAGCTCTTACAAAGTGGCGAGAAGCCCAATATCGAGAGTATGATGAATTCTTTAACTTAAGCCAATCAGTTGAACAGGATGGTCCAGAAATGACGATAAATAACCTACAATTAATGTGGTACGAAGCGGTCTTAGTACTTGCTGACTCGCATTTCCTAAATATACAACACGTAGTTGAAAGACCATATAAAGAAGCTCTTAACTACTTGACTTGGAAAAAGAATCAAGTTGCACAACAGCAACTGGCAAATGTAAAAAAGAAATATGACTTACAAAAACGTACTTGATGATTTTTTCAGTATCATCGATAACCATTTAATAATTCAAACTGCGGGTTATGGACCACTCAGTGAGATCAAAGTACCAAGAGGAACTCATGATACTAACTATCCATACGCATTCTTAAATCCATCCTCACACACGTTGGGTAATAAGCAGATGACGTATCGATTTAACCTTATTATTATGGAAATGTGTAATAGTGATATTGATTCAGTAATCGAAGCTCAAAGCAATTGCTTAGAATACGGTAAAGATATCTTAGGCCACTTTTACTATCACTTAAATGAGTATGACTTTACGTTAAACTCAACAGTTACACCATTTAAAGAAAAATATGATGATGTTGTATCAGGTGTTACGTTATCGATCGAATTGATTGTTCGTGATGCTTTAAACGACTGTATCGCACCTTTTGCATAATGGCTCTTACACCAGAACAAATAGCAGCACAACTCCAAGATATTGGTGACAACATTCCAACAAGCGTTGGAGATGCAATCGCTATTGCAGGTGTAATACTTGAAAATGAAATTAAATCAAATCCTAATTTCCCAGTTAACACCGGAGCATTAAGAGATTCTTTAAGAATCAGAGTAATCGATGGACAATACATGGGAATATCAATGTTAGACTATGGCTTCTACCAGAATTATGGAGTTAAGGGTACCGTTAACACGACTAACCAATTTGGCGTACCTGAAGAGATCCGTTCCTTCCTTCCTCCAAGTTCGGGAAGCGAGTACTCATTCAACCCAGATAAAAAAATGATTGCAGGAGATTTACCATTCGGAGTACGAGTTTCTATTCATAAGAATGGACTTAATGGTAAAAACTTCTTTGTTATAGAGGATCTAGTAGATCGTATGGCAGAATTAATAAATGAAAACTTAGAATTATAATGGCTTTTCTTCAACAACAACCTAATAGATGGAACCTAGCGTATGCGCCAAACATCTATACTGTACAATTTACACAAAATCCTTACGAACAACCATCAGATAAACTGGTCTTGACGGTTGAAATCGAAGGTGTAGAAGTCGCAAGATTTAAGCAAGCTCCTAATCCAGCCGGAGCAGCTCACTTCGATATATCTCGAGTGCTGCAGAGTTACTTAAATCCTTCATTTGTAGAATCTACTAGCTTACTAGCTCCGACTCCTGGTGCTGCTCTAACATATCAAGCGAAGTACGGTATTGAAAATGATGGAGTTACAACAATTCAAGGTGCTGCAGCAGTTAAAGGAGTATTGAATGGTTACACAAATTGGAGAACAATTAAATGGGACTATCTAGATTACATTCCATGGCCTAATTTTGAAACATGTTTATGTGAATTACCTACATGTATCGATAATGCAGCTTATCCAGGTCCATTTGGTACTACATTATACAATTACTTATCAAACTGGCCAACTACAAACTCAGCTGGTATTAAAAGTTATAAAGTACGTAATGACGAGTTCAAAACTCTATCATTCTTTAATAGAATTGTAAGATGGGACAGTGGTCAGATGTGGGGACCGAATGAATCACCGTTCTTTGTTAAATACGATTTCTATAACTCAGCAGGTACTTTATTAGAGACAAATATTAAGACGATATCTGAATTAACTGGCTTACCGGTTAGAACTGACTGTAATGACTTAACTACACATGATCATACGTTCGCAGAATTAGTAGGTACTATTGGTTCAGGTCCACAAAACTTAAAGAACGCAGGAATATGGAATACTTCAGCTGCTTCATACAACATATCAATCTATTCGATCAATGCATGTTACATTAACGACAATGGTCCTATTCAAGACTGTAATGATCTTTCAGAATTAGCAGATTACTTAGGTTATAAGATTTATGACGCTGCATTTGAAGTTGAAGACAAGTGTTCAGCATTCGAACCAATCACAGTAAGTTTCATGAACGCATACGGTGTTAAAGACTATTACACATTTGATCGTAGAAACACACTAACAGTAGGAGCACAGAGATCAACATACACTAAGATGTTAGGATCTTGGAACGAAGCTGCATTTACAATCGATCCACAAGGTCGTGGTAGAACTTCTTTCAACACTTCAGCAACGACAGTGATGCAACTTTCTACAGATTGGATGAATGATACTGAATCAGCATGGATCGAAGAGTTATTCCTTTCACCAAGCGTAAATATTTACCATAAAGGCGTATGGGAACCAGTAGTAATAACATCATCTACATACGAACAAAAGACTTTCTCAAGAGATAAGATGTTCCAACATATAATAGAAGTACAATTCGCAAACGATAAACAAACACAAAGAGGATAATGCAGACGTTACAAATCTTTGCATACGATACGAACGGAACTAGATGGGAATTAGATCTTTATGAAGAAGATCCACTCAAGCTTACAATCTCATCTGAGGATATCATTGATATTCCACGTATTGATGCATCATTTTCAAGACAATTTAGAATTCCAGCAACACAGACTAACTCGAAATTCTTTAAATATTGGTACATATCTGGTGTTGTAGATTTTGACGTCACAGTTAAAGTCATCGCAGAGATTTACGTAAACGGTATCTTATTTAAGAGTGGTCAATTACGAATGGAAGCAGTGTATGATAATTCAGAAACTGGTCAAATAGATTTCGAAATCATATTCCTTGGTGAAACTAAAGATTTTGCAACGCAAGTTGGTGAAGGCTTTTTAACAAACCTAGATACGTACGATGCCAATCATACGTTAACTTTAGCTAATTTACAAAATTCTTGGAGAGCTCTAGGAGATCCAGACCTATTCTTAGATGGTAAAGTACGTTATATTATTGCACAAAGAGGAAATACATGGAATTCTGAAAATGCACCAATCGAACCATCTGAAATCGATTTGGAAGCAGATAACTGGAATAATGGTGGACCAGATGCAAATCAACAGGCAGGTACATTTACAGTAGCAGATCACCCACTACCGATCGATATGTTTACGCCGATTATTCAAGTCAAATATCTAATAGATAAGATCTTCGAAAGAACATCATACACATATTCAGCAGATTCAATCTTTAATGAGACTTGGTTTCAAGACTTATATACTGATGGAGTACCGGAATCATCACCTAGAACTACCGTAACATCGGGTACAATGGAATCCGAAACTACATATGCTGTACAGATTGGTACTGGTTATCCTGCAACTGTTAAATTTAATAATGAAATTTCAGATCCTACTAACTCATATAATCCATTTATTGGAGTTTATACTACACCAAAGGCTGGGAGTTATTCATTTACAGCTAGTATTAAAGCGTTTGATAGCTATTTTCAATACCCTT